GAGGATAAAGTTCCTACTCATGACGGGACAGGTGATGTGGAGTACCATCCAGATTATCATGGAGACCCCACCTACTGGCATAAGTATGAAAAGGAGTGGTCAATGGAATATTTTGACACTATTAAATGTCCTAATTGCAAGAAAGAAACTGAAAAGCGAGCTTCAATTTATTACTTCAGTGTAGGTGAAGGAAGAAATTCTTACAAGTCTTTGAAAGAGCGTATGCGTTATGCTAATGAGGGAATGGATAAGAAACAAGCGGAACAATTCCTTCAAGAGTCTTGCGAAGCTTCCAAAGATCGTGTAAAGTCTGGAGGACAGCACTATAAGAGGGTCGTTCCTGATTACGAAGCTATGCATAGACAAGGGAAAGTACGTAGACTGAATGATCAAGAGAGGGCCGACAAGATTGAATCTTTAAAGAGGACTAATTCAATGATTACTAAACAAGGTACCATTGGAAAAGCCGCACGCCGACCTAAGTAATAATTAATCATATGCCGTATCACATCTCCGACAACACCAAGAAAGGGTGTTTGTATCTCCTTAAGCATGATCTGGAATTCTTTTCCGAAATTGTTCCATTGCTTAAGCCCGAGTTCTTTGACTTTCCTGCTTACAAAAATCTTTTTATAGGGATTAGTGAGTATTACGATGAGTATAGAAAGCTTCCCTCGGACGGAGTACTACCTGATTACATTGTAAACAATGTTTCTAATGCGTGCTTGGACGGTATTGACTACACCAGTACCATTGCTGAGGTCAATTCTTTTGACAAGTCTTGCCTAGATGATCGAGAGTTTCTGTTAGACACTGTAGAGACTTTTGCTCGTCAAAAAGCTATGGAGCAAGCTGTTAGGAAGGCTGTAGCTATCCTTAACGAGGAGGGTGAGATAGGACAGGTTGAAGAGCTTGTTAAGTCCGCTCTCCTCGTTAATCGAAGCGTGAACGTAGGTCAAGACTACTTTAAGGATGTATCGGATAGAATTAAGAGGGAAAGCGAGGATAAGGGAAGGTTAAAGATTCCAACTATCTTCGCTAGCCACAATAGAAACCTTGAGGGAGGTTTGTGTAGGAAGGAGTTTGCAATGGTGGCTGCTCCTCCTGGCGTAGGAAAATCTCTCTACTTGGTTAATCAAGGAGCCAGTGCTGTTGTATCAGGAAAGAACGTCTTGTACATTTCTTTAGAGATGTCGCAGGATAAGATTGCAGCAAGATTTGATTCAGTATTGTCCGACTTGTCTAGTAGAGATCTTAAGGAGAAGCCACTAGTTAAGATTAAGCTTAAAGAACGTCTTAACGAGATTAGGGATAAGAGTCGTGGAAGGCTAATCATTAAAGAGTTTCCAACTGGAGCTATGAATGTGAATCAGCTTAGAGCCTACCTTGTGCAGTTGAAGCTTCATAGCAATTTTACCCCTGATGTTATTATTGTAGACTACCTAGAGCTTTTACGCCCTAACCGTATTATCGACTCCGAGTATCAGGCACAGCAAAGGATCGCAGAGGAATTAAGAGGTCTTGCGGTAGAGCATAATGTCCTTATGTGGACGGCAACTCAAACCAATAGGCAGGCTAGAAGGGTGGCTGTTATCACCGATGCAGAGCTAGGAGATTCTTACGGTAAGATTCGAGTGGCTGACTGGGCCATATCACTAAATCAAACTCAAGAAGAGTATGACGAAGGAGCGATGAGAGTTTTTGTAATGAAGGCTAGAGACTCTAAGCAGCATTACTTAATTAACGTGTCTGTAGATTACACGACACTTCAAATGAGGGAGCCGTATAACAATGAACATACCCAAACAGACTAGTTTAGACTTTATTAAGGACAAAAAGCATATTTACAACAAGCTTATTGAAAAGGGGGTTAAGTCTGTAAACGTAGGTTGGGCCGTTTTTGAATTTGAGCTTCACTCTAAGTTAATATCTGACGATCAAAAGGTCGATGGGTTGACTGAGTTTGATACTAAAAAGATAAAATTAGAAATGAATCTTTCTGATTTAGACGCTCGTGAGACTATAATACACGAGATATATCATTGTATGCTTGAAGCTGTGGGTTTAGATGAACGAAACTTTGACACACAGCGAATGTTCTTAACTAACGAGCAATTAGTGGTATGCTTATCCAAGCAGACTATGACTCTGCATCATCTTAACCCAAAACTATTCTCAACGATTTATGCTTGATATTGTCAAAATAGACCCCGCGTCATTAACCCACGATATTTATGATGATGTTGTGAGCGTTGTATCTACGGTTGCTCGCGACCCTGATAAGGCTGCTGATCAACTTTCTTATATTTCCTCACAATACGGTTACTACTATGGTATAATGATCCGGGCCAAGAGACTTTTAGATAATGCTGTAGAGACATTAGAAAGCTTCAAGGCCGAGGCAAGAACATCAAAGCGTAATTCAGGAGTTAAACTTACAGTCGCTGCGGCTGAAGATCACGTTAACTCTCTTGAAGAGACGTTTGAATTAAACAGTGAAATAAATCGTCTTAAAGAAGGTTATGGATACGCGAAAGGTATATGTAACAGTCTTGAGATGAAGAAAGACATGCTTATCCAGCTTTCAGCTAACAGCAGGCAGGAAATAAAGCTTAACCAGTAATTTGTTAGCATTTAGCAATAATCAGCCTAAAGGAGAAAACAATGGCAAAAACACTAGCAGAACTTAGAGACATGCATAAGAGAATGATGGCAGAAGAGAAGCCATCCACCCAAGCTTCCAAATCGTCAGAGTGGGCGACTTTTGAAGACGGTGATAATATTGTAAGGTTCCTTCCTGGAAAGGAAGATCCTTTGGAATTCTTTGTAGAAGGTCATGTTCACAAGTATCAGGATGCTGAAGGAAACTGGCGTAGTTACAAGTGCCGTAAATCACAAGGAGAGAAGTGTCCAGTATGTGACTACTACTTCGATCTCTGGGGTCGCCACAAGGAGCTAAACCTGGGTAAGGGTGCCGATGGCAAGAATGTTAAGTCTAAGTTTGGTGATCTAGCTGTAAAGATTAAGTCTAAGCCTAGATTCTATGCTATTGGGGTTATCAGAAGCTTGCAAGAAGCTGGTGAGAATCCTGTTCGATACATTGCTATGAGTCAGCAGCTTTTCAATCCTGTGTTTGCAGCCATGGTTAGCGAAGATTTCCAAGATGAGGACAATCCTGACAATACGACTATTATCTCAATTGAGAGAGGTAATGATTTTAACGTGAGGTTGACAAAGAATGGAAACTACGTCAACTTCAATGAATCGTCCGCTAAGTATAAGAAGACTCGTGCAGGAACTCCTGCTGAGGTAGCAGAGTGGATGGATAATGAACTGAACTTGAAGTCTCTCGTAGAGGTTGACAGTTATGAAAAGGGGAAAGAGGTTGTAATGTCTCTTGAGTCTGCTCTCAACCCTGTTAAGACTGAGAGCACGTCGCCTCCTTGGGAGGAGACTACTAGTGAGGATTTACAGGTATGATGAATAGAAAGTTTTTAGTTACAGGTTTGCTCGCCTTGATGATGAGTATGATGTTTGCGTCCTGCTCTGTTCTTGAGAGCTTGTTTGAAGATAAGGTCGTTACTACTATTAGCAATGTTAGAGAAGATAGGCGTGCTGAGGCGGTCCCTGCGGACCTAGGTATGCTTCCTCCTGATGTTGCTGCTAGGATGGCTAAGGATGGTGAGACACTTGTGGTTGTGGATAAGGATGACATTCTAGATCCAATGGGTAATGTCGTGGACATTACAGATCCAGGTTCAGAGGCTTTAGATTCTGTTCTTGGAATGGGTCTTGGAGCACTTAATTCGGTATTCCCAGGGGTAGCAGCATTAGAAGGATTGGGCTTGCTATTTTCAAAGAGGAAGCGAAAGCACTACGGCAAGGCTATGAAGGCTGCTGTCCCAGCTAATGGTAAGGTAGAGTTGAAGGATGCTGTATTATCCTTAGGGAAGGCTATTGGTGTTGCACATAGTTCTGGCAACTCAAAGAAGGTCTTCGAGGAAGAAGAGGAGAAGGAAGTTAAGAAGAGTTAGGGCTAATCGTTTCGGCCTATAACGTCTTGAGTTGGCTAGATCAGGTCTTCGGATCTGATCTAGTTTTTTTATACCTACACGGCTATAATGATTCAATGAATCGTAAGCTCAGAATTTTAGTGGTATACGCTAACCATGGAGGCTGTAGTTACTATCGTCAACTATCTCCAATGAAGATGATGGCAGAGGAATTGCATGACAAGGTAGAAGTTAAAATTACTGACAACCCTTTAGAGATTGACCCTAAGAAGAATTACGCTCCTCCTAACGATAAGCTTGATGACATGAATTGGGCTGATATTGTATTTGTAGCAAACATACTAAAGTTTGGAGGTCCTTACACTGCTCGCGTAATAGGTATTGCAAAGGAGCTTAAGAAGTTTGTTCACTTTGACACTGATGATTTGCTTACCGAGTTATACGAAGAGCATCATCTTTACGATACTTATAAAGAAAACAAGCTAGATGAGATTACTAAGTTTTGCTATTACAATGCCGATTTAGTAACCGTCACTCAAATTAAATTTGCTGAGAGAATCAAGCCTCTCGTAGGTAAGTGTTTAGCTATCGTAAAGAATGTAATAGATTACACTCTCCCTGCTTGGAATCACCCTAAGACAAAGGCTAAGTTTACTCGCGTAGGATACGCAGCAGGCATTCACCATAGAGGAGACGTAAAGGTATTTAACTCTGTTCCTCATCTTGTAAACCAAAAGATAGGAAGAGAGAATGTTCAATGGAATTTCTACGGTCATCCTCCACCTGATCCCAATAAGGATAAGAATAGTTGGGAAGCTAAGGTCTGGCCTGAATACATGTCACAGCTTCTCAGCGGCTTCAAGGGGCAGAAAAACTATAACATACACTATGCTTTGCCTCCTGATATTTACGGTCGTTACTACGCAGATATGGACGTTGCCATAGCTCCTTTACAGATGAATAATTTTAATGATTCCAAGTCTGATATTAAGGTTGCTGAGTGTTCACGCTACAAAATTCCCTTGGTAGCAAGCAATGTAGGATGCTACGATGAAAACATTATAAATGGCGAGACAGGATATTTGATTGATCCTGACGCTCCAAAGAGTGAGTGGGTTAAGATCCTTGGTAAGCTTTGTAAGGATAAGAAACATCGCATTGAGCTAGGTAAGAACCTCCATGATAAAACTAAAGATTTATTCGATGGCAGAAAGCAATCTCAACAAAGGTATGATCTTTACATGAGAGCTATTCAGGATTTAGGACATAAGATAGATGATTAAGACTTTCAAGCATAGCGGAGATTTAGGTGACATCATTTACTCTCTGCCAACCATTAAAGCGTTGGGGGGCGGTGTGCTATACTTAGACCCTACAGGAGGTTCAAACGATCCATTGGTTTCATGGGGTAAGAGGGTTAATACCTCTTTAAATGAGGAGCTTATAGGAAGCTTAAAGCCTTTACTTGAACAGCAAGAATATATTAAAGAAATAAAACTTTGGGATAGCTCTGTAGGCGTTGACTACAATCTAAATGAGTTCAGAAATAATTTGACCAATAATTTGAGTGATTCTCACTTGAAGGCTTTCGGTCTTTCATCATCAAGAAGGGATGATATTTGGCTTAGTATTGATGAGCCTTTATACCATAGTTCGGGCAGGAAGACTCTGATGGCTAGGTCCTTAAGGGTTCACTCTAATCACTCATTTTGGGAGACGCTACCAGATTCAACTATTGAAGACCTTGTATTTGTTGGTAGTAAATTTGAGTATGAAGTATTTTACAAAACCTTCAAATATGATATACCTTTTTGGGATTTGTCTATTTTGGACTTAGCTAGAGCGATAGCGTGTTGTAAGCTATTTATAAGTAATCAAACTTTTGGTTCTGCGATAGCGGAGGGCTTTAAAAAAGATTTAATACAAGAGGTTTACCGCTTGTGCCCCTTGGCAATTTTTCAAAGAGAAGGAGCTAGCTATGTATGAGCGTAAAATTCGTATCTGATTTTCTTTTAGAAGATTCTCCTGGAGGTGCGGAGCATGTTGATGATACTGTTATTACTGCGCTTGGACTCGAAGCGGTGAGGTCTAGGGACTTTACGCCAAACGAAGAAGACTTTTATATTATATCCAACATCTCTCTTCTCCCTCAGAGTAGCATTGATTACTTAGCAGCTAAGTGTAAGTACATCATACTGGAGCACGACTATAAGTTTCACCCTACAAGGCACCCGTGGAGGTACCCTAACAACATAGTCGATTCTGGTGAGTTGATTAATCTCAGTCTATACGAGAATGCGATAATGACTTTCGTTCAGACCGATGATCACTTAGAAGTATTCAAGCTAAACAATATTAAAGGTAATTTTGAAAGTTTGAATTGTAGCATTTGGTCTACTGAAGAGTTGGATAATCTCGTTGATCTTCATCGTTTGAGTAGATTGAAAGAAAGTTCTTTTGCGATTATTAATTCAGAAAACTGGATAAAGAATACAAAACAAGCAGTTGAGTTTTGTCATAGCATGAAGATAACTTATGAATTAATTGAGAGTCAAGACTATAATATATTTCTAAGATCGTTGTCTAGATACTCCGCTCTTGTATTCTTCCCTATTGCTAGGGAAACCTGTTGTAGACTATTAGTAGAAGCAAAATGTCTGGGTTTAAATGTTATAACGTCTCAAAATTCTGGAGCATTTCAAGCAGATTGGTTTAGATTAAATGGGACTGATCTTATCAGCTATCTTAGAGAGCAGTCTTTGAAAAATTTGAGATCTATAGAAGGTTTATTAAATGAAAATAAAAATTAAAGATATGAACATAGCTTATCTTACCTCTGAAAAATACCCTAAGAGGGACAAGGACACTAAAGAACTTCTACAGATTTCTAACTTAAGTTTTGAAAGGTATGATGGAGGGATTACAACCCCTTATACAATTGGGGTTGCAAAAGGTCATCTTCAAGCTTTGAAGTCTTTATCACTTCCGTCTCTTCTATTGGAAGATGATATAAAAGTTTTAAATGGTTCTTCAATTGAAGTTGATCAAGAGTTTGAAGTTCCCGACGATGCTGATGCTTTATATTTAGGTACAAGCATGTATGGTCGGTTAGAGGGGAAAACCGTTCTTAACGGAGTCTTGGCAACGACCACTTCT